AAACCGTCGCATTTAGAACCTCAGGTCAATATGTTACTCCTCAATACACCAGCTACTCTGGTCGACTTTATAACACTCAAACAGGGGAAGAAATTACCAACCCTGATGAGACAACTAAAAAAGATAACGAAGCTATTCGTAAGGCAGTAGCAACTCAGCTTTCGATGAGTGACGCTGTTCAAACAGGTGACCTTCTTCGTTTCTATACGCCAAACGGTTTGAAGCATGTTGATTCTAGCAAGATTTCCTACACTAAACAGATGGATCAACTAAAAGAAATCAATAAAAAGCTGAAAGATAAATCAACCAGCCTCTACAAACAAAAAGGCAATAAATCAACAGCTAATCTATTCAAGACCCCATCTTACAAGGAACTACATCCTGCAGAATCTGAATCAAGCTCAAGTTCAAGTGAATCAGAGCCAAGTAGCTCTTCAACGGAACAGCAATAAACCTTAAAAGCAGTCCTGTTTGGACTGCCTTTTTAGATTAAACAATTATCAATCGTACTTAACTGGAAAATCATAATCCTCATAGCACTCGCCTCAAACATATTTCTTGCTAGTTTACTATAAGCGTGATTAAATAGAGTTTGTAAGAAAACTTATAAAGGAGAACAGATATGAATCCAATGGACCTATTTAACCAAGTAAAAGAAATGATTGAAAAGAAAGATTTCGAAGCTGCTAAAAAGTTTGTCGATGACAATAAAGATGATTTGGGCGAATACTTTGACCAAGCTAAGTCACTTGTTTCAGGTAACGAAATGGTTAGTGGAGCTTTAGACAAGATTAAAGGTCTATTCTAAGACGAAGTCCTCTCAATCAATAGGATTGAGGGGACTTTTTATGTTTAGAGTTTCTATTTAGAGACAATGCATAACACAATCTAAGATTCTTTAGAAACACAAAAAAGAGATTCCTAAGGAACCTCTTTTTATTCTATATGACTATAGAATTATTTTTTCAAGTTGTAGAATGATTTCAAACCACGGTATTCTGTTAGTGCCATTTTAAATGCGTATATAATAGGAAGAAAACCTATTAAATAAGGATATATGCGTGTAAGATATAGATGGTAAAACTCACAAAAAGTTACTAAAGTTTACACTTATTGCCCCTTATTTGCCCCTTTTTTAATATAAAAAACCCCGACTAAAAGTCGAGGGCAGTTCGAGGAATTTATCGAAATGATACCAAGTATTCCGATGGCTATGTTATCACTTATCGTAGATATTAGCAAATATAAAAAAGAGCTATGAGATAACCTCGTAGCTCTTTGCCTATGATGGATATTCATTATAACACAAAAAAAGCCCCAGCAAAATGCTGGGGCTTCGACCACTACCACCATGATGTCCCTACTGTGGTCTGAGGGGAGGTGATATGCTCCTTTTCGTTTTATAGTTTTCGTGGTCTAATTATTTACCAGTTTGCCCTTGTGTGGCTTGTGCTCGTTCTTCAATGGCCTTAACTACTGATGCACTAGCTTCATTGATTGCTTTAGAAACTGCTGCCGTGTCGTTTGATTGACTATTCAAGAAACGGTCAAAATCATCGTCTGGCAAGGTCAAGTGTTTAGCTCCTGCTGAGCGTAGGGCATCTACTGTTCCCATTGAGCCAATACCAAACACACGACCATTAACTACACCAAGATATCCTTGGCTTCCGCTTTCGCTACGCAATACATAATCCATATTTTCTTCTTCCTCTTTCTTATTTACCAAATTGTCACCATCGTTAATAATGACTACATTCTTATCCAATCCACCAGCTAGTCCGGTTGATGTAAACTGCCACCAGCGGGTGTGTTCCATGTTTGGATACACGCCCCAATAAGGCTCTGGGCGTACCTCGTAATCCGGATACGCTGCAATCCATAAGCTATTAGGATATCGTGCAGTAATCTGATCTACATACACATTAGCCAAAGTATATGGCTTGTAACTGTAATAGATAGGCTCAAAACCGTTCGCCTTACAGGTATCCATAAATGCCAATACTGCATTAGTATTGGCTTGTTTATCACCACTAGCGCCGTCTTCATAATCACAAACCAAATAACGTGGGTGTGATGGCAGATTGCCGATAAAGTAATTAGCTTCAGCTTGTGCCGTTGCCACATCTCCACCGAATCGTGCAAAGTGGTAGTACCCGATACAATTACTTGTGTTTGTTTGTTGAGTCGCTACTGGACTAACCCAGCCCACACCCTCGGTTACTTTGATAACTGTGTTATTAGTGCCGGACGCTTGACAGATACCAGTCAAGTCTCCTGGCTGGTAAGCTGACACGTCGATAAAATAGGCGTTTTCAGCCATGCCGTCAAATGGTAATTCAAACCATCCAACCATTTGTTGACTTGGCGCACTCCAGTCGATATAGCTGAAATTACCAGCGCTATCAAGGTTACGAGTGACCTTACGAGTCCAACCGCCATTGTACAAGGCATCGCCATTACCATCAATATTCTGCTCGATTGTGGTTACTGTGCCGTCTGGGTTTTCAGCGACCACGAAACCGATATGCCCAAATTGATGGTATGGCAAGCAGTTAGTTACCCACACACTGCCTACTGGTGGGTTGTTAGAGCCGTTAAAACGTGTGACTTTAAGCCCTTGACTTTCTGCTCTACTTAACGCATCAATGGCATTTAAGTAGCTGAAATCAAGATTAAATAAACCCGCATACTGTAAAACGTAGTCAATCAAGCTGATACACTGACCACCATAAGGGTTAGTGGGGACAGTGACACGTTGATTCACTAGACTTTCAAGCGTGTTTAATAACTGTGTTTTTGATGTCATGTTTCTCCTTTCTCAAATTATTTTTGAATAGCTTGTTTAATCTCCGTAAGCATTGTTTCCAACTCTTCGACCTTCTGTTTTAAAGCGTCAATTTCACTTGTTGGTAATTGAGATTTTGTCACAAGTGGGTCTTCCACAAATTTATTTTGTTCTAAAACCTGTAGAAAAAAGTTATTATATGTCGGAAATAATCCATACGCTTGGCTAATAGACAAGGATGAAGATTGTTTGCCTTTAATCTCGCCAATATCACGTCCGATAGCTTCAATGGCCTTGCTTAAATTGCTCATAATTCAACCTCCTTAGAGGGTGTTTTTAGCTGTGTTATAAACGCTCACAAGGTCTTCTTGCTCGATTGTGTCGAGACGACCACCCAATTCAGTCATTTTCGTAATGATGCCACTGTCAGTGTTTCCACCAGCAGCAGTGATTTTATCAGCGATTTCTTTGAGCGTATCAAGTTCTTCCGGTGCATTACCGATAATGTCAGTCTTAGCTTGATTGATAGCTTGCGTCAAACGTTCCTCACTGACACCAACGGTCTTATTGGCAATAGATGCCTTAATTTCTTTGATATCAGCACCCACAGCTTGGGCAAAATCATGTAATTTACTCATTTATTTATCCTTTCAAATTTTAGCTAGATTGTAGACATTAACGAGGTCTTCCGTGGTATCACTGCTACCAGTAATTAACCCAGAATCTCGCAATTCATCCGCTAGTAGTTTTAACTTAGGGCTCTTGTCTGATGGAATAGCACTGTCTGCATTCAGTGAATTCTTCACTTTGACCTTGAAATTGTTAGACGGGAAGATATGCCCATCTAGTTTAATCTCAAGGTAGTAAGTGCCAGTAGCTACCACGTTACCCATTGAGAATGAGAACGTCCCATTCTCAACAGCAACATCTTGATAAAGTGCTACTGTTTCATCATTGGACAGTGTTAGCTTACCAGTGCCGGACAGCTCCATGCGTTTTCCATCGTAACCCAAAATTTCAAAACCAAAGACTGAGGTAACATCCCCAGACTTGAGAATGTCACCCCCTTCGATTTGGTTGATAGAGGTCATGAGCTTAGCCATAGGCTAGTCCTCACGAGGTTGATGGTAGTTCAACGCACGCTCACTGTCAGCGACACCCTTGGTTGTTGGGTCTGTAACGATTCCCAAAATTACCAAGATCACAACGAAAGTATTAACTCCCTCTTGAATGTTGCTAGGGATAGTGAGCCCGAATTGTTGCAACATCAAGAAAATTGCTGAGATAAGAGCTACTAGAGTAGTTTTGTTTTGTAGACGTAGTTTAAAGTTAATCATTTTCATTTTCTCCTTTTTCATCCTCGTTTTCTGAGGTTAAAACAAATTTTTCTTTATCAATATTTTTTTTGATGTACTTGTCGATATAGGGGATTTCAACCCCTAATGCCGATAGACTAGCCAAAATACTAGAGCCGTAAGCGGCAATCATGGCAAAGATAAATGTATCTAGGACACCGCCCAGATTCATGAATACTGCGAACGGGTAAAAGATGGCTACAAACGTGAACATGGCTATATGTCCGACTAGCCCTTTTCTAAATTTTGAACTTGAAAACTCATGGAAGGCCCAAGCTCTGGACACACCGATGGCGATGTCACTGAAAATGATAACCATTAGCAGAAACACCCATAAATGCTCGTCTATTCCGTGGTCGTAGAAGTCTTTGACCACCTGGAAGATACCAAAGATTCCGTCTGGTTTGTGCATTTCACACTCCTTAACATGTTTATTTAACCCTCGTTTTTCTAAAACAAGAAATTCTTGATAATTTCGTCCGCAATAGCCTTGTGCCCTAAATCTCCAGGGTGACTTGCCACACCAGCGTTGGTGATAGTGTAGTTAGAACCGTCTGGAAGTCTCAACACCTTGCCCATTTCAGACTTGTATTTAGCGTCCTTAGAATACTGATAGATGTCAACGAATGTAACATCCAGTGGCTTACAGATACGCTTGATTCTTTCCACAAAATCCGGTGAGGCATAGTAGATACCAACCCAATAGATTAGAGCCTTCGGAGACGCTGTCCTAATCCAGTTAACAAGATTAGGGATATCTGTTTCAAGATTCTTGCGCTTCTCGTCAGTATTCAAGTTATCACCAAACTGCAAGATGACAATATCTGTATCAGGACCTAGTGATTGCTTCATCTTGCTGTCAAATGTCCCACGTCGATTGTTTGGCTCAGATTCCCAATCTGCACCATTACCACGCTCAACCATTGCACTAGGGTTCTTAGACAAGATGTAGTTCTTAACAAGAGTGAAATAGTCCTTATCTGGTGCACTAGCAGCCATACCCATACCTTTAAGCCATGGGTGACTCAAGATTGAGTTACCGAAAACGGCCACACGGCTAGGAATGTTTGAAACTGTTGACAGATTACCGTTGTTGTCGACTAACAAACGGAATTTAGTACCATTCGGACTTGTAATCATCGGAGTTTTTTTGAAAAGCTCAAGCTCAGTAACAACAGGCTCGATTTTATCTGTTTTTTGCTTCAGCGTCTCTACTTTTTCAAGAGCACTCTCATTAGCTACACGATAGCTGAATGGAATAGCTTGTCCTGTTTCGTACATAATCTTTCCGGAATATCCAGCGTTATTAGTAACGTGTTGAGCGTCTTGAATCAAATTACGTTCACCCTTAGAGGCATACACACGATTGTCATGAGATTCAAAGAATAGCTGTTCACCGAAGAAGATTTCCTTATCTTCACCACGAATATTAAGCGTATTGTACCCAGCCGCAAGCTGTTTCTGGAACACTCGAGGGGAAACAATCAAATCATTCTGGTCGATGTTCCCGATGGCAAAATTGTATGTTCCTGCGTCCTTGACATAGACTTCAATTGTGTCAATGAAGCCACGGCTCTTGTCCCATTTTTTAGTAGGGCTCATGTATCCGAGGTTATTAATTGTCGTTACTTGTGTAGTATCAATGCCAGTGATGTCTGAGCCAAACTGCACTTTTGATGTGTCTGGCATGACGAATGGCACCTTTGAAGCAATGGCACTAGAACCAAAGTCAAGGTTTTCAAGATAATGAGCTTGAGCGTTCCCACCTTGAATGACCTTTGTAGGTTCATCCGTTGTCAAGCGACTAATAAGGATATAGCCGTTGGCTTCAGGAGTGAAATCTTGATTGACTAGCACGTCTGTAGTAGAGAATGTTTTAAGCTTCTTACCCGAAATATCGAAGTAATGAGTGAACACCCCACGGACATTTTTTAGACCGTAAGTCACGCCAGCTTGCATGTAGAGTTTGGGATAAGTGCCCCATGTAGGAGCGTCGTAAGTCCCATTTCCACTACCAGACCACGCCTTACCAACCTTAAATGTACGTTCATCTACCAACTGTTTAACGACATTAACGAAGCTCAATTCTTCGGGTTTAACATCTAGCGTCAATTTAGGGATTTTAAGAGAGATATAGCCGTCTGGCAAATTTGAAAAGTCGACGTTAGCCTTCTTTAAATCCTCAAGAGAAGCGTTAAATACTCTAGCAGTTTCGTCTGGTTTAGAAGATACATATAACGTGCAGTCTTCTGGTGGGATGTATTCCATAGTGACTAAGTCATCCGTTTCCGAGAACTTCTTAACAAGTCGTCCGCCGTCGCTAGAAATAGCGAATGAGAAGATTCCACGGATATTTGATAGATAGTATTTAAACCCTTTTTTAATCGGAATTGGCATGAATCGGAGCCATCCGTTAGAGGCCCATGTCCCAATTGATGTGTTGTTCCAAAGATAAACCGAACCTTCAATCTTATCTCGTAGAAGTTGCTCAATCGATTCTGTGAAGTCGATATTGTCAGCTGTCACTTCATCGACGTTGAGCCCTCTGGATTGATAGACACCGCCTTCTTTCCAATGACGGTCCCCTTCGTTGAAGTAATACCATTTCCCTGTATTACTTGCTACTACGATACCGTTAGCACCGTTTGGATAAGTACGCTGAATCTCTTCTAGAGAGCTAAGCACAGCCTTGGGAGCGTTTGACGAAATGGCATTGAGTTTCGACTCAACCCATTTAGTACTAGCCTTCCCGTCAAGATTCTTAGACATGTTGTCAAGTCGGTCAGGAAGCGTGTTATAAGTATCTCTGGATTTAACCACTTCCATATCTGTATTACCGCTCTTAGCAGCGTCATCGTAGGTAATTTCTATACCTCTAGCGATGGCTTCACGGACATCAGCCCCTTTTGTTTTTTTACGGATACCGTCCACAAGGACGCTGATTTTATTAGTATTTTCAAGAGGGGTCACATCATCATATAAATTCAAACGTCCCTCTGCTTCATTTTGTGGCATTAAGCACCTCCTAATTCGTTTCGTAATCGAGCAATTTCAGCTTCTAGCTCACTGATACGTTGAGCACGCTCTTGTTGACTCATGTTAAACGCTGAGAGTTTAGCGTCGTAATCAGCCTTAGCAACATTGTAATCTGCAAGGGCTTTATTATAAGCTTCACGCTCAGTTTCCGTCGCATTAGCGCCAGGAGCTGTCGGAGCTTTTGGCTCAGCAGGTTTAGACTGACTAGCAGACCTAAGAGCAGCCAATTGAGCGTTCAATTGTTCAAGTTTCTTCTGCTTAGTAGCTATTGACTGGTCTAGCTTGAGTTTTTCAATCGAGCTATCAGCTTCTTGCGTTTGCAATTGATAAGCTGATAATGATTGAGATTGTGAACCGATAGTTAAATCAACTGACTGTGGATTCAGTATATCGATTTTCTTTTCTAGAATTTGCAAAGTTTCAATTCCAGACAGCGGTGCATTGATAATCTTATGCTTGTTCCCAATTCTGAACTTGCTATATCGACTATCAATCAAGTAACGTTCAACTGCTGAGATTGTCCATTTAGCCAGTGCAATCTTCTGATTCCTCAAATACTGCTTGCCACGCGCCAAGAGAATACTAGGGTTGTCAATTTCTGTCCAGATTACTGATTTCCGAATGAAGCCAAACTCTTTTATCAATTCTTCATCAGCTAGATACATCTTCCCGTCATTCACGCTTCGGATGTCGAGCTGAGCCCGTGTTACATCAGGGCTCTGGTCCTCGTCCTGTCCTTGGTTTTGACTTTGTAAATCAGCCCCAATCGGTACGATGATTGTAGCGAGACCATCAAAATCAACTTCACGGCTCGCAGATTTGATGTTTTGGCCCAGCTTGATTGGGCTTTCTTTGGTAACTCCAATTTCCTTGGTCCAATCCACGTATAGTCTTGTATTGAGCTCTCTTAACGTGAGATAGCCGCCGATATTATTGATAATCCGTTCCTTAACCGTCTCCCAACTCGAATCATATCCGATATAGCGGAAAGGGCGGTCTGATTTACCGTGTACTGTAATATTTCTAGGAATTATTCGTTTGAATTCCTCGATTTGAACGTTTGCAGAATCAAAGATTATCTTGAAATAGTCCTCAGCACCCTTATTAGGCAGTTTTTGAAACCATTGAGCGGAATCGTGAAGATAAGACAGGAAGTCTTCACAGACAACTTTTTGAACGAATCCGTTCGTTGACATCTCATTGGCCATCGTTAAAACTCTACCGACAAACTCAACTTCGTTATCTCTTAAGTTGACAACTTCGATGATTGATTTAAACTGAACCATTTTTTGATACATCGTATGGTCTAAAGGAATTGCAAACTCTAACTCATGAATACTGTTGACGGCTTGCTTGATTTCACCGTGAACAATCTTATTACCTCTCGGACTGTATGGGTCGTGGATAACCCTACGGCTTGCAGTGGTTCGATTGAGCTTATCCCATCGTCTATCAAGGAAACTAGGCCACCAGTAAATGGCATACCCTGCCTTTTTAGCCAAACCAGCAGGGCGCTCTGGAACATTTATTTTCTTTCCATCAAGATATTCCTTCGAGCCGCTTGAAGTAACTACATAGAAGTGAGATTGATATGTACCACTGTCACTGTTGTGATCAACTGAATTAATAGTACAGTACCAATCATCGCCCCATTTTAGGGCATCGTACCAGACAAGGTCGTCTTGCCCAGATTCTTCAGACCAGGTCGGAACTTGCAATCCAGAGATGCCATTGCTAGACCTTAGGCCCTTAACCCGAATAGCGTAACCTGTACTACTGACGTTGAAAATTTCAATGCTATCACAAGATACCGTCATGCCATCACCTCGTTAGAATAGTGCATTGCTACTGTGCCATTCCCTTGAGCTTCGAAATAATTGATACCAATGTCCAATGTAAGAGCAAAATCTTTGTTCTCACCTTTTTTGAGATAGTAAATTGTCCCGTTTGCGTCTTTAAGTGTGATGTCCTCACTGCAAATGGTTACTGGACTGATTGATGTATCTCCAGCGTTGACGAAATAGACTGGTGTCTTCTTCTTCTCATAGCCTAAATACCATTTAGTCCATGTTGAATTGTCGTTTTCAAAGTCAAATGTGTCCCAAACATCATCGAAATACTCGTCCTCATGAAATGCGAATGGATAGCACTTAAACACGATGGTAGCGACCAGATTCTTTTTAATCGGATCGTCTGCTACCTTGATGTGTTTTACCTTGCCCATCCAGTAATATCGACGGTCATGGGTATCTCTGAGCTTGCGTTGCGTTTTAGTAACCATGCTTGACTTTATCTGCCTTTCAGCAATTTTGCGATTCTCGTAAGTCGTAAATGGCAATTTGAACTCATACGTAATCTCTCTTGATTCAAACACACGTTCACCGAGAGCACTAGAGAAGTCAAGCTCACCTTGCATGTAAGGGATAGACTCGACAATCTCTTTCTCGTCTGGCGTTGGTGCTTCACGTTTCTGTAAGTACCAACCAGCGTCACGACTATTAAAATCGCCAAACGCTATATATTCTTTGATTTTAGTAATCATAATCTGTGACGTCCTTTCAAAGTTTTAATCGTATCAATGGCACTGTTAAAGTTGTTGACCGTACCACCAACCAAGGCACCGGTATCTAATACCATGTTTTGGCCTTGTGCAATTTGTTCCTTGACGTCTACGAGAGCGTCAATCACATCATTAAGCAAGCCAGCTGAGTGAGCAGCATAGGCTTCTTGACGTGCTGAGATTGTAGCGTCTGGTGTTTTATCTCTGAGCACTTCCATTTTAAGCTGACTAGCCATGTTTGAAGTAGCACCGGTTAACATTGCATTAGCTCGGACATTGAAGCCGTTAACTTGGTCACGGATGTAATCAAGACTATTAGCGACTTCTGGGGCTGATTTGTCGATACCTCGAGCGATACCAAGACCAATATACCAACCGACTTGGTCACGGAAAAGGTGTGAAGGCGAGTGAATTTTGGCTTTAGCTTGTGCAGCCCTTTCTGCTTGCGCCACAAGGGCGTTAGCTGCGGCTGTAACTGCTCCAAGAGCAGAGTTCATACCTGCTGCAAGACCTTGTCCGATGTAAGCCCCTGCTGCGAAGAAGGCACCGTAACCGCTACGGGCTGCGGCTGCCGCTTGGTTAACCGCTGCTTGAGTAACTGCAACTAATTGCTGACCACTTGACTGCATGGCTGATACCATTTGAGCGCCGCCCGTCCTTACTGCAGCAACAACTTGATTCATGCCATTTCTCACCGCTGACACGATTTGGTTCATGAAAGCTTGCGTGCTAGCGACCATTTGCATACCACTAGAGCGTAGAGCTGCAGTCATTTGCATAGAACCAGACGTTACCGCTTGAACTGCTGACATCATGCCTGCACTAACGGCCATACCTAGTGACATCATAGCGGCTGATAGTGTCATTGCTGCCGCTCCAACGGTTGCGAATACACTCGCTAACATCATGACTTGACCACTTACGACTGCTAGGCCAGCACCAGCCATTTGGGCTGAGCTAGCAAGCATAGCAAGCTGACTAGATACCATGGTAGCCATCATGGAAACCATACTGAAACCAGTCTGAGCAGTCATGAGCTGAGCGCCAAACATGGTCACTGCTGAACCCGCCATCATAAGCTGTGATGTCATTTGCATCAAGCTAGTAGCAAACATCATGAATTGAGTGTTTAGCATGGTCAACGAAGTACCAATCATCATGAATTGCGTACCAATGAGCGTTAAGCTAGTACCTAGCATAGTTGAGCTAGTAGCCATCATGGTCATGCTCGTAGTGATCATAGTTAACTGAGTAGCTAACATAGTTAAGCTAGTAGTTAGCATAGTCATGCTTGAGCTGATAGAAGTCATGCTAGCAGTGAGCGTCATTGAAACTGTACTGAACTGAGTTAGACCAGTCGCAGCAACCATCAAGGCTGGTGCTAGTGTCATGATTTGCGTTCTAAACGCTGTGATAGGGGCTACAATAGCCGTTAAGCCAGCAAGCGATTGACTAGCTTGATTTGAGAACGTGCTGAATGCAGTTCCTGCTGTAGTGAGTAGTGATTGTAGGTTCGTAAATGACGATTGAATACTTGTGATTGTGCTAGAGAATGATGTCAATCCAGATACAGCGCTAGACGCCGAACTTGACACCTTACTCATACCATCTCCGAGCTTAGTCATACCAGTACCAGCTTGAGCAAGTCCTGCTGAGTTGTTACCGATTGACCCGACACCTTTGGCCACTGCTGCAAGAGATGCAGCCATGTCACCAAGGTTAGTATTGGTGATCTTAACGACACCGTTAGCAAGCTGATTGAATCCAGACCCCGCTTTTTGAGCAGCGGTTCCGATTGAATTAAACACGTTAGACAATCCATCTAGGACTGACTTAATGGCACTACCAGCGGAATTAATGACATCTGAAATACCTTCAAATGCTGATTTGATACCGTTTCCGATACCTTGCGCCGCCGTGCTGATTGACGTTCCGACTGATTGCACTACGCTGGCAATGCCCTGCAAGGCTGCTCCGATAGCTGAACCAGTAGCACTAATGATACTTGCCACACCACTGAGAGCCGTACTAATAGCCGTACCGATACCCATAGCAGCGGTAGCGATTGCCATTCCTGCCGCTGACACAACGGATGCAATGCCACTAAATGCAGCACTAATCACACCACCAATAGCAGTAATGATAGGTACGATTTGAGTGATAGCTGTAACAATCGCTGAAATGATTTGGCTAATGATAGGGGCTAATGTCTGAACGACTGTAACGATGGCGGATATCACTTGACTAATGACTGGTGCCATTGTTTGAACGACCGTAACAATCCCTTGAATCAAGGTCATAATAACTGGTGCCGCTGCTTGAATGGCTTGGACAATTACTTGTAAAACCATTGCAATCTGTGGCCCGAATTGCCCGATTACTTGAGCAACTTGAACGATACAGTTTGAAATCACTGGAGCGATTGCCACGATTGCGTTAGCAATGATTTGGGCTACCGCCGTGATTGTGTTACTGATAATTTGAACAATCGGAGTTACTGCTGTAACTATCTGGCTAATCGCAGAACCTAGAGCAGTAGCCAAACCACTGAAAGCGTCAATAATAGCTGGCAACGTTCCTAAAATGGACGTCCAAGCATTCCCAAACGCCGTAATGGCTGGGGCTGCATTGCCTAGAGCGGTGCCAATAGCATCAACGAGTGGTGAAAGTTTAGCTAGCCCCGGTGCAGCTTCACCGACTGCCTTAATGACGATGCCAAATGCCGTTCCAAAGGCTTCAACGATAGACCCTGCTGCTTTACCGATTGATTCAACAACAGTTCCGAACGCTGAACCGATAGAGCCAATGATTTGTGAAACACCACTGGCATGGCTTGCTAATAGTGAGAATGAAGCAACAATCAATGCAATCCCTGCACCGATACCAACTGCGGCAACGGCTACGGCAGCACCGAACGAAAGCAAGGTTGCTGGATTCAATCCTTTAAGCCCTTGTAAAACGTATTTCATTCCTTGCCCGAAACCTTTGTAAGTTTCAGCAATACCTTTGAATATGGCTGTCAAGATTCCTTTGATTGCATTACCAGACGACTTGATAACGTTGGATATTCCACTAAATAGCTGAGTAATCGTCGACTTAGAACGTCTCGCACTATTAGCAGCTTGCTCTGTTCCTTCTGCAGCGTCCTCTCCGAATTTCTTGAATGGGTTTAGACTCTTGATGAAGTCCAAACCTTTCAATGCAACACCTACCGCTGAAATACCAGCCTTAGCAGTCATGAAACCTGCTACCATTGCCAAAATCCCGCTAGTGATACCGTTTAAGATGCCTGGCGGAATTGCACTGATAAACCTAGAAATCGCTGAAATAGCTTGAGATATCCAGTTGACAAGCGTTCCAAGAGCTGAGCCAATACCTGAAATAGCTGACTGCACTTGTGAACCGCCCAGAACCTCACCGAGCGACGAACCGATAGTTTTAAGAGCGTTCCAAGTATCTTGCACCGCTGCTTTAAACGACTGAAACGCCCCTGTGTCAGCAAATGAGCTGATGAAGCTCCTAACCGATGTCGTAGCGATATTCAAGGCTTGCGAAATACCGTTAGCAATGTCACCAAACACCGAGCCAATGCCCTGCATAAGCTTGTTCCCGTCAATCTTGCTGAATAGTTGCTTGATTGAGCTTGAAATGTAAGTGAAGGTAGCACCAAGATTTTTCAAGGCTCCTGTATTTGAGAAGCCTTTCCAAAGCGAAGACAACCCACTGCCAATCTTGTCAGCAATTCCATTGATATCAACTCTTTCGAGTGCATCAGTTAGTCCAACAACTGCCTTGATACCAATCTGATTGAGTTTTTCAAACTGTGGCATTAGCTTATTCGCTAAGGACTCTTTCATCCCATCAATAGCTTGGTCAACAGTCTTGAACTCTGTGGCCATCTTGCTGAAAGTGTCGTTATTACCAACTTTAGCAATAGCGTCAAAGAAGTCTTCTGTCTTAATCTTGCCGTCCTGGACTGCTTGGACCATTTCAGCGGTACTCATGCCCATTTCTTTTGCAATGGCTGCAATACCTGCAGGCGTTTGCTCTAGCATGAGTTTGAAGTCTTGCCATTGAACCTTTGGTTTAGCTGCCATTTGGGTTGCTTGTTGGCTCAAGGTCTTCATGGCTTGTTGCGGATTCTCTGCCGCTGCCGCAAGTCCACCAAAGCCCTTAACGAGCTCGGTTGTGTTCTTCGTTCCAACTGCTGCTAACTGTGAATAGGTAGAAGCCATGTCAGACGCTGAATAGATGGTTTTGGTCGCAAAGTCTTGCAACTCGCCCTTGACCTGTTTAATCTGGTCGGTTGGCATGTTTATCTGTTGCATGTTACCTTCAAAGGTTTTCCACGCTTTAGTTGAGCTATTAAGCTCACCAACCATTGACTTCATGCCATTGCCAAGAGCACTAAGACCGCCCATAATGACACCACCGATTAAGTTAGCACCGAGGACAGACTTAAAGACCGAACCAACCTTACCGGCTGAGCCTTTCAAGCCCTCTAACGCCCCTTTGATACGTTTAGCCCCACTTTCAGCGTCTTTTCCGTCAAATAACGCCTTAATGGTGACCGTTCCATCTGCCATAGATTATCCCTCCTTTCTAAAATTCTTCTTCGTATTCTTCTTCCTCGATAACTTCGTAAGGGAGAGCATAATCTTTCTGAAGCCTACGCATTTCCTCTTTGTACTCGGCTGAGTCGCCCTTTTGCGGTTTCCATTTCCGGATTTTGATAACTTCCATGAACTTCGTACCCTCTGGCAATCCGGAAAGTAGAGCGTTGAACTTCTTCCAGTGAAGGTCACCCTGGACATCGAACAAGTCAATGCCGTAAGCCTGCAAGAATGACGCATAGATATAGTCACCGTCGTAGCGAATGTCATAAGGTGCTTGCTCTTGCTTGCCATTGCTTGCAGTAGTCTTCATGGGATTACCAGCAAGGTCATACTCGACATGGTTGTCCTCGACTGTTGAAAGACTGATATGCTCTTCAAAGACCTCGTTAAACACCTCTGACATTTCCTCGACAGTGAAATCTTCTAAGTTCTCACCAGTCAAGATACGAATACCAAAGTGTGGTTTAACAAACTCTGGAACATCTTCATCCCTCCACATCTCAAACAGTCGTAGAACATTATCAAAGGACAGATTAAGAGGAAACTCTTTATCATCGATTACTAACGTATCTGTTAGTTTTCGTGACAAATCAAGCATTTAGATACTTATCGAGGGCTGCTTTTGAATTTTGGCTTTCAAATTCCTCTGAAATACCCTTGATAGCTTCAATCAGATAGAACATGGCATTGATTGTTGACTGACCAGCAAACGCATAGACTTGTTTGAACGCTTCTTCATCATCAAACACTTGGTTGAAACCATCTTCTACCAACGCCTTCAACGCTCCGAGAGCTTCTTCATCGCTTGTCTCTTGGAACGCTTGCCCTTTGGCTTGCAAGTCCTCACCAACAGCCTTCATGCGTTGAATATTGCCGTCTGACACTGGGAAATTAAGTTGGAACTCGCCGAAATCGACAGGGATGACATTGCTACGTTTTTTAATTACTACCATGTTATTTTTCTCCTTTAATACGAAAAAAAGAGGGTAAGGGCTAAACCCCACCCTCTTAGTTGTCTTATCTTGTTTTATTTAATTAGTGATTACCCACCGATTCCCGGTGTACCAGTTTCTGATGTTGCACCAGGACGAGCAGCACGTCCAGACGTTTCTGAACCAGTTCCGGCTACTGCTGCGGCTGCTACTGGTGTGCCACTGATGTCATGTTTCTGTGGTGTACGAGACCAGTTAACTTGGAATTTGATTGATTCAAGTTCAGACGCTTCACCATCGCCGACTTCAATCTCAGAAAGTCGTGCAAGACCTTCTTTATAAGTCTTACCATCAGCGGTAACTTCTTTGTACCAAACGATGAGGTCATCAGCTACGGCATCTTCCTTGTCAACGACAAAGTTTTGAGCTTTGTCAGCATAATCACGGTGTCCCTCAAACGAGCGGCCTCGAGATTTTGAAGTGATAACCTTCTCTTTAGTACCGTCACCATCAAAATAAGCAACGTCATCATCTTCTGCGTCGTTTTCTGGTGCAGATTCTTTGATGCCCTTGGCAATCCACATATATTTGTCTTCAGTTGGTGGAGTGTCTGGATGTTCTGAATCGAACGGTGCAATGTAATGCTTACGAATCGCATTTTTAAATTTAGCCATTTAGTTAAGGCTCCTTTCTACTTCAAGTCTTGCTTGTAAATCAAGCAAGTAAATATAAAAGCCCTGCTCGTCGGCATCGTTTAAGCTCGGTGTCTCGACGGTCAAGGCTATGAATGTATATGAATTGTTTGAACTTGGTAACTCGAATCCGATTTTGGAAAGCTCAGTGTTTATCTTCCAAAGAATAGCGTTTAGCATTTGCTGGTCCTTTGATTTAATGGCTATCTCATACGGTAGCGATAGAATCTGGGTGCCAGCCATGTCTTCGTCTTCCACTTTGCCACCGGGCAATGGATAGACTGAAAGACTCTCGTCTTCTGAAAGATAATCGAGCTTACATTTCAACGGCAGTCCAAGCGTATTGATGAAGTTTGCGAGAACTTCTGAAAAATCGTTGTCGTTCATTAGTTAACCCCCATAGCTCGTAAGGCGACTTTGCCCCAGTTCTTACCATGCTTAGGAATAGCTTTCTTATCCCACCGCTTGCCAGTTCCGGGTGTAGTGTATTTGCTGAAAGTGAAGCTTCTATTTTTGTTGTAACTAGACCCATAGAATTGAGCCCTTGCATAAGGTCCCGGATATCTAATACCATCGCTAAAAGCTGAACCGCTAGCACTCAAATTTCCATCTCTGCGAGGGATGAATGGCTGCATGTCTGTAATCATTTGACCAATCATGGCAACTTTTCCACGTTTGACCGCTTCAGGACTGCATTTCTTTTCGAGACCTTGCAAGTCAACTTTAACGGTTACATTAGCACCCATTAGATCACCTCGATTTCATAGCAAAACACTTTGTTTTGTCTTGGATAGTAGACTGGAATAATGGAACGAATCTTATAATCACGTTTACCGTCGTTAATCAAGCCGTTTTCAAAGCTTTCATCAAGCACCACTGAGCAATATTTCGGATAGACGAATAAAACACTGGGTTTTGATTCGCTACGATTGTTAGTTGACCCGCTAACATTGAACTGTCTATCAAATCTAACAGGTTTAAGGGTTGTGGGCTCATCATATACTACTTTTCCCCAGACATCCGTTTCACCCGTTGGTTTTTGAATTGTGACAGTATCAACTAACATACGCTTATCTATCATAGCCCACCGCCTTAAAGCCAAAACCAGCTAACATAAGCCAGTTTAGAGCGTCAAGAGATAGATTGTACCTCTTGCCATCGTGAGACGATTTAGAGCCGTTCTGATAGCTTACATGAGTACGTCCGACAGTCATGCTTGCCAACGATGTCTTATCCTCTGCAGTCATAATGCCGCTTGAATCGAGATAAGCGATTTGATAAGCTACCGCCTTTTTGACCGCTTGCCTTCGTGGCTCGAAGTCTGTTTCAAAATCGGTGAAATCGTAGAAGTTTTTGATATATAAATCAACAATGAGCTTAGCTCTAGCCGCTAGTGTTTCAAAGTCTTCTACGTCTTCAAAACCAAGTTTTAAAAATTCTGTTTCGGTTAAATATGTCATTTAACCACCTCCTTCTGTTATTTTAGGAGGTCTAAGAGTTCCGCTTTGGTAAGCGCTGAAATACCAGTCAAGCCTCGTTGTTGTGCAATGATACGCAAGTCAGCAACGGTCTTGTCTTCTAGTGTTTCAACCACTTCCTCTGCTGTTTCAGTAGCGGGAGTAGGTTCATTGTCGCTCAAATGGCGACGCATTAGCATACCCATTAGGCACCTCCGAACTTAACCACCTTAGAATCGTCGTAGAGATAAACACCGTAATACTCATCACCAGAATAAACAGTAGTTTTTTTCAAGATGTCACGGTCATTTTCAATCATCACATCACGTTTCAAGTTGATTACAAACGCTCCATATTTGGCATCGTCGTCTGTGTCTGTTTGAAGCGAAGACACTTTAACAAGGAAACCTTTTCCTTCGTCAACTTTCTTAGTACGGACGATTTGCACGCCAGCTACTTCACCAAAAGTACCAGAAACGACAACATCAGCACCAACTTCTGAACCTTTCAACCAGTTTTGACCAGCGTCAGCACGCAATTTGATGGCGTCCTTTGGATTGATAAGGGCAACATAGCGAGCGTCTTCTTCGTCTGCGAAGATTTCCAAGGCTTTGTCAATGTTAGCTACTGAAATAGGAGCTTCAGTAATGTTTTGTGTTGCTGTTTTAGCAACTTCAACGATGTCGTTGTCAACTTTGTTAGCAATGGCCAAGGCAATCTGATTAGTAGCTTCACCATAAACATTTCCATGTCCAACCAAAGCAGCCTTGTCGGTGATTTCAATAGCTTTACCAGCTTGTTTAATCTTCATTTTCGTTTCTTTAGTGCCAAGTTGGTCGATTGGGATTGATTGGCCTTCAGTGATTTCAGTGGCATCACCAGAATATGTCCATTGTGGCACTGTGAGTTCGTCCCCCGGACGTCCTACGAGAGTTGTTTCGACCACTGCAAGTGGTGTGAATTTGATTAGTTTAGGCAATTTAGCTGAAACCATGTCAGCCATAACCTGTGGATTGATGACTTGTGCAGTCGTTGTTGTTCCAAGAACCATAGATTAAATCATCCTTTCAGTTGTTGATAGAGTTCTGGGTCTTTATCAAAGAGTTCTTGACGCTCATTGATTCCCATACGTTTAAAATCTTCTTTAGTGAGCCCGTTCTGACTAGCAGTTGGGTTGCCACCAGCGAAGATTTTAGGTTGTGCTGCTTGTTCTTCTTGTTTGAACAGATAAGGGCTCGTCTCTTTCAATCCCTTAATAACCTTATCTAGTTTAGGTTTACCAGCTTCATCAAGTTCGATTTCGTCAAAATTGATGAATTTAGCAAGGTCGTCTGAATTGTGAGCATCCACATCCTTCAAAGCTAGACGAATAGCGTTTGATTTGGTAACTTGAGCAAGATTAGCTTCATTCTCAGTCCTGTAAGTGTCAAATTTAGCTTGTAAGTCCGTCAATTGTTGTTTGAGTTCCTCACTTGCTCCATCTTTAGCTTGCAAGTCGTTGAGTGCTTGGCTTTGTTGCTCGAGTTGTTGTTTAAGGCTGTCGTTCTCAGCTTGTAGCTCAGACTTAGCTTGTGATTTAGCGTTCTCAATACCTGCCCCGTACGCTTGCATGATATTGTCAATCACACTCTTGTCTGTGATACCAGCTTCAACCAACATGTCACGTTTTAAACTCATGCTTAAAACTCCTTTGTTTTACGTCCGGTGGACTGTATTCGCCCAGTTTTACGACATTTGACAGGTCAAATAGAAAAACCGCATCAATTCGATACGGTTTGTTTTTTATTTTGGTGTTTACGCAGCTTTATCTCCGCTTCAGCTTCTCTCAAAGGGTCACTGTAATATCGTTCTCTTGAGTAATCACGATGCAAGAATGGGTGTTGTGCTAAATAAGACCTCATTGCAGCTTGCTTAGACTTGACTTGCCCTTTGTATTTGTTTATCAAGTCTTCATCTTCAAGCTTGTTAGCAACGTGGAGCAATTCCTTTGATTTTCTGATAGAGCGTTCAATAGCCCTCTGCTTAGATTGAGCATTAGCGTTTTCTATTGCTTCTTCTGGTGTTAGGTTTTTCAAGTGGTCCGGTAAGTCTGGTTTATAATTGGCTCCAGGAATAAACGGTGTCATGGTATGACCACAGTTAATGCCTTGGCACCCTCCAGGCTTTCCGTAACCGTAATCATCGAGTGCAAAGATTTTCTCGCCTTCCTCAACCCTAGATTGACCAGTCGTTACAATCTGATGCTGTAACGGTGCGCACATTTCACGAGCCGCAGGCTTCATCGAATAATAGAATGTATCAATTCCTAGCTCATCAGCCGGCGCTTTCCTCGCTTCACGATAGACACGCCACGATGTAGTTTTAATGATCGTCCTAGCGTAAGCGTCAGCTCTCCAACGTTTTCCGCCCTTGTCAGTAAAACCATAGAAACCTCTCTCAGCCCATTTCATTACTGTGGTTGAAATAGCCTTGTCTGGATTCATTAAACCAGTGATTACCTTTGCGACAGTCTCCTCAATAATTCCTTGATAGACCTTTCTAACGCTCTTAGGTAGCGTCGTATTAATCAGATTGTCAAGGTCTCCCATCGTCTGATTAGCGTAGTTTGCTAGATTAGTCTGAATAAGATTGTTCGTGATGAAGTTACCATTACTGCCCAAAGCTTCTAGTAGCTGGCTCTTAGTGTCCTTGTATACCTTATAGCCCTCATTCTCGATGACATATCTCAATTGTTCTTCAGCAACACCAGAATACTCAGCGATAAGCTTGACATTAGCATTGTTGAGCAAACCCATCTCACTCATTTTTTCGAGTTGCCAAAGATATGGATTATCTTCAAGACTTGCTGTCCCACGCTCTCTCACTCGGTCAATTACTTGGTCGAATAAGTCCACCGTTAATTGATGATAGATGTCTGCTACTCTACTAGCGTCAAGCGTTAGTTGCTGGTCATTTAGTTTGATAGGTTTCTTTTTTGGCATAGCCTATCACTCCCCGTAAATCTCCCTTTCGTCGTCAGTTCTAAAACTATCAGTGCTTACCATAGTTTCGTCATTGATGGATTGATAAATCTCTTGAGCTTGTTCTTCTGTCACGTTGAGGGTCTTCTCAATAGCCATTGTTTTCGGTGCGAATCCAGCAGCTACCATTTTAGACCAGTAATCAAACTCAGCGTTACGGTCATTGAATACACCATCATCAAGGTTAACGCTGATTTCATCCATTGTTGGAATCTCACCAGTGTATAGGTTGTAGACCTTGGCAAGCTCTAGGATTGAGATGACAAGCTCTTTTAACGATTGTTCTACTAGAGTAGCGATAGAGTTCCGCATTTGATATGTGTCTGATTGCTCTGACACTACCTCGGTGGCAGTTTTCATGCTCTTGCCGTCAAAGCTAAACATACCAGCGGACACACCTAACTGCATTTCAAATAAGCTCAATCCTTTGTTGATAGCTTTAATGTAATCGTCTGAGCGAATATCAGTAGTAAGGTCGGTGATACCGATACCCTTGTCCATATCCCCACTATCAAATTGCTCATAAACATTGTGGCCTGTTTCAAACTCACGTTTAACTGTGACCTTCTCACCGCTGGTATCGTACTCAGTCTTAATCATTTGAGTAGGTACCGCAACCCTACGCTGACCCATCTTCACTTCCCACATAAATTCGTCGTAAGTCGTATTAATGAAATCCATCGTAGTCTTGGCATTGTCAAAAATAGATAATCCCAAAGGACTGTTGATATCCTTATTATTCATTCCAGGAGGTTTTAGGTACGTAAATAGTGGTCTTGTAAGCCCGTTGAGTGTGACAGTTTCCTCTAAGTCCTCATAGAGCATTGATAAAGGTACACGTTGACCGATACGAGTTTTAGACTCTGATTCGTATAGCTCATTGCTGATTGTGTAACTATCTTTAGTCCACTCGTGGAACTCAATTAGACTGTAGTATTTAGTCTTCTGACCTTCTGCCTTGAGTGTTTTAGTCACAATGGCAGCACTTGATACATCTTGCGTGTTTGACTGTAGTGGCAAGAAGACTGGTGCTTGTACGAATGACACTCTAACACGGTCATCGTCAACGTATGGACGCATAGCAAGACCACCAAGAGCAAGACAGCTCTCTAGGTAGCGTTCAAAGTTTTTGCTAAATCTGTCAGTCTTAAGTGTCTCATTGATGAATGTATCAGCCGTTTCGTTATCGACTTGAATCTTAGCTTGCTCATTGAATACGAGACTGGCAACCTTCTTTGATGCCGTCCGTCCAATAGGCAAGTGGTTGAAATCACGTTTTAAATCTGTTCCATTGCTATCTCGATAGCTCACACGGTCAAAGTTCCCCGCAAAATAACGTAGATTATCCATGACACGACTGTATTCCTCTGGTGAGATAGCTATTTTAGGATGGTCTGTGATACTGTTTAGACTTTGATTAGTTATCACGTAATTACTCCTTTTAAAAATGTTCTTAATGGTCTGTATAATTCCCATTAGTAGCTCCTTTTAAGCCTTCAAATCTAGTTCTCTAGCGTTGTCTAGGACAAAATATTTGAATTCATCGACTGTGTGGTCATCCTCTTTGATAACTTTTGGATCATCAGAATGTATCGTCTTTTCATCGTATCGATACATCTTGTGCTCTTCGTAGAATATCTTGTTAGCTGGTATATCCAGATAATAGAAACGCCCTTCAGCTAACAAACTGATAACCATGTCTATCATGGTCTGATTCTTCTTCTTAGCTACCGGATGCCATCGCTCCCCAAAATCTTTGAAGTATTGGTTTCTCAAAGCACCCTCTGCACTATCGATGGTCATGCGTAGCTTTGGCACTCGGTACTGTTTAAGTACCTTGTCGATGAAATTGCTAACCATAACAGTCAATTCGCTAGGCGCCTTCTTGATTACTTGACCGGCTGGACTGTAATAGAATGTATCTAACAGAATCACATTGCCCTTTGAAGTCAGACCATAAGCACCGCAAGCTGTAGCTGATTGTTGGTGTCCGGTGTCCATTGCGAATGATATACCTATCACCTTGTCATCATCAGGGAGGCTCTCTAGTGGCTTAAAGTAGTTCATGTTGTAGACATGATTACCAAGCCCTATCACCTCTCCTAGATACATCCAGCGGTAGTAGTCAGGGTCAGTCTCTTTGTACCTGGCTATCTTGGCTTTCATCTGCTTAGACAAAAAGCCTAGCTTGTCATCAAGATAGGTGCTGTGATGTATGAGATAGGTGGGGTCACCCGCTTTCTCTGCTACCCACTCATTTATCCAATCATAAGGGTTGCGTGGTGGGTTGTAGGTGAAATAGACCTTGACCTCTTTGCCGTTTGGCAATTCTTGACGGATAAAGGTATCTTCAACTATGTCAATGTCCTCACGTCCTGCAAACTCTGCCAGTTCCTCAAACCAGACAGCCATGACATAACCTTTAGCTATCTTCTGTGATTTGAGTTTCATGGGGTCGTCTACACCGTAGAAATAGAACGCTGTTCCCGTCTTCTTGTGGGTGATTTGTAGCGGCGACTTACCAAAGTGAAACTGATTAGCTAGCCCCATTTCATAGATCGCCCATCTTATCTGTTCGTAGACAGACATTCTCAGGTACTTACCAACCTTGCGTAGTACTACCACATTACCTAGAGGGTCACTGATAAAGCTGTTCACTAGGTCAATAGACACTACAGAGGACTTAGTAGAGGCACGCCCACCTTTCAGCACTACATGGCTCTTGAGGGTGTAGAGTACGTTGTCAAAGACTGGGTTAATCAGTTTGGCTAGGTTCAGTATCGCCATTGTACTCACTCCTATCAAATGTAAATCCAGTAATGACTGTGTCATCCTCATCATTAGAGCCTAGCTGAGCTTTGAGATTATCAATTCGCAAGCGTTGCTCCTCTGTTACAAGTGGTGACCGTGTCAACTCATCATAGGTCTTAATCATACCTTTAAGCTCTGACTGTGCCCTTGCTATTGCAGCTAGAGCTTTGCTTTGCTTATCCCATGCTGTATGATGTTCATAGCCTGTGCCAGCCTTTCCTGTGCTTGTGACAAAGGTGCTGGTATCTTCTATATCACGGACAAATAAAATACGCTGAGCATGCAGTAGATTAGCATAGGTCAGCGTTATATTTTCCCAGAGTATATCTATAGGGGTCATGGTTTCAACCTCATCTATCAAGTCAGAAATGCCCTCCGGGAGGTATTTTCTCCTGAGTCCATGCTTGACAGCGTTGGTATTCCCTTTAGGGGCTCCATGCCCCACAGCGTTCTTATTTCCTTTAGGAGCACCCCTTGTCTTTTTGGAGCGTTCCGTATTTTTCTTTTGGAGCGCTCCTTTTACTTTAGGCTCCCATTGGTCTTTACTTTTCCAACCTCGGACAGTGCCAGCTGAAACACCCAAACGCTCAGCGATCTCAACCAATTCAATGTTTCCATTGTGTTCTGAATAGATTTCAAATGCTTTGTCTCTGTTGGGGTCTCTTGCTCTACCCAAGCCTCAACCTCCTTATCTTGTTTGTTTGGACAAAAAGAAAAGGGCAGACACTTCATAGGTGCCTTACCCTTAATTCTTGATACTACCATTCTAGCATAATATCAAAACTGTGCTAACAAGTATTGATTTGTTCAGTACGGTTTTGTAAAGTTCAGTTTAGTTCCATTTTTCCAAAACATCATTCAACTCACAAATAGCTGTATTCCTCCAAGTATAGAAAGTGGTTCTACTGATACCCATTTTGTCACAAACATCATCAACATACATCTTAGTAATGTAAGTCATTCTGAGGACTGACCTGCTCTTTGGATTTTTCAGCTTGTTAATCAACCTACCAAGTTCAAGTTTCCTGTCAATAGCTTCCTTGGCATCTTGCTCTATTGCCTTTTTCATCACAATAAGCTGAGTATAGACATCATCAACCTTTTTGGCTTGACCGCCTTTAACCTTGTCTGCTGTCCACTTGGGGCTTGAGAGCAAACCTGCCTCAAGCTCATTGATTTCATCTATACGGCTTTGAATGTCCATATCAAGATTTTGTAGCTCATTTAGGATCTCTTTAGCCTTGTTCACTCTCCGTCTCCTTTTTGTAGTATAATAGTCGTTGTGATATGACTATTAGCTGAGGTAGAGAATGCCTTGGCTTTTTTTAGTACTGATTAAGGATTTTTGCAACTTCAATTAGCTGCAACGGCACTAGGTCTCATTTTTTACCTCACAAAAGTCAATTTCATCAAGTTTTAACTGATACAATTTACCACCAAAACGACAAACTGCAACTGGATATGAAACCTGTCCAGCTTTATAACCACCAACCATGGGGCTATCTCCATGAGTATAAGAATATTGAAATACTCCAATAAAATAGGCTCTTTCCCAATATTTACCTATTTTCGCCAAGCAATCCTCTTGAGTTTCTTTCATCTTAACTTCCTCGCCCCCTCAAATAGCTGGGAATATCATCCCCTACTTGCACGCTATCGTACTGCTCCTTGTTGACAAGGAATTTCCCGTACGGCCCACAATCAAGTGTGTAGAGTTTCCCGACCATAGATTTTCCAGTAACCTTACCGTGTAATTCCACGGCATTGTCAGCCTTATGGATAACCACTGTCTCGATAGGTCGGTTAACCACTCGTAGAACAGTAGTAATATTAATGGCTAGCGAGACCACTAACAGAATCGTTGCGACTGCCAGCTCATTATAAATCCTCTTCTTTTGCGATCGTTTAAGATTAGTCATCTATTCACCCCCTCCAAACAGCGTGCGCCAAGCGTAAACCACAGCTACGACCATCAAAATAAATTTAATCGTTTCCATCGTCCACCTCTTTCACTTCCACGCCTTCGCAAGAGAACACCCAGCCGAAACCAGCTTCTTCTAGCTCTTTGCGGGTGTGTCTAACTCTAAAACCGTCAATTCTTTCATTTGATGCAAAAAACCATACTTGATTGTCTAAGTTTTGATTAAGGTGAGTAGTGTATCCATCAACCCCTTTAATTCGAACCGTGTAACGTTTTCCTTCCTCGACCTCATAGTCGAACTGGTGCATGTTGACGAGGGTTTGGAAAGCTTCCTTATCTTTTCTGAACCATCGATAAAAGTCTGAATTTCTGCTTTTTTCATCCCATAGTCTCACCATTATAAATAACGCACCGTTTAAATCTACCTTATTCCCCTCATACCAATCCGCAACATACTGCGGCACTACTGGTTTAGGGAAGAACGAATCATATAAATCTTCAGCGTGGGCTATTGAAAGGCGTCCTGCTGTTGCCAATTTCTGTACTGCTTCTTTTCTAGTCATCGTCATCAATTTCCTCCATCCAGACAGTGACATCATCTACTGCCATGATTAACTTTTTCAACGCTTCAACGTATTCCAGTGCCTTCGTTTTATCTGTGAAATGGCACTCTTTAACATCGTCCATTGTGCGTGCTACTCGTACTATCCACCGCATACGACTAGCTCCACCTTATATTTTCTTGCGTTGCGATATTTCAAATCCCAATCTGTGCATTTCGTTGATAGCATCATTCTTGTTGTTGAAAATATGCTCGCTATCTTTCATGTTGTCATAATAGACTATAACCTTATATTTCATCTTCTACTTCCTTAGCCTCATAGTAATCAATCTGTTGCATCTATGTTTTGAACCTCCCTAGCTTTCTCATCTAGGAAATCCCAGATAATATGGAATTGATTTTTAACCAGAATGTCGTTGTTATATTTTTCGCAAACATTATCGATAGAGACAACTACCCAATTCCAGTATGCAGGGGTGTTAAAACCAACCAATTGCATCATGCGATTACTCTCCCTCATCCAGTCCGGGACGTCTTTTTCAAAAAACTCGATATAGTTCATAGCTGTTCCACCTTGACATAGATGCCCACAGTGTCTGACCAAAACTTTTCAACAATCTCACTAGCGACTTGAGCATCATCTTTCCAATACTCGAGATCAGTCATGCAATCCTTTAGAAGTTTCTGTAGATTATCTGTATCTGGTTTAGTAGTCTTGTACTGGCCATGAGTCGCTTTTTTGATTTTAGGAAATAGCCATTTCACTGTGAGGCGTATAGGCCCTTCAATTTTTTCGTTTGGTGTGTATGGAGCAAGCAAGGTTGTAAATAAGTTTCTAGCTTCTTTCAACTTTTGAGGCTCATAGAATTTTGGTTTACCATTCACCACAGCGACTTGTTTCCGTTGGTGTGTTGTAGTTGGGATTTTTTTCATTGGCAAGAAAAATTCAATCATCGTAATCCACACCCTTCCACTGGCCAGTTTCTGAATTGTAGACAATGTAACCAGATGATCCTAACTGTCTCCAAAGCCACTGAATTAAGTCGGGTTGATTTTTTATCCAAGCATAGACTTGGCTTTTATTGTTATCAAATTCTTCCCCCGGCAAAGTGTGATAGAGCGGTGGCATAGTCTTTGCAACTAATAATTTTTCAGAACGTCGTTTTTTGTTTTTACTTCCGGCAGTACGTCCCATTTTTATTTTTTCCTTTCTTTTTTCCACGCGCCTAAGTTCAGAGTGAAGGACAGGGTTACAGGGGTACATGGGGGAGTCTTGGGACCCCCATGTTCCTGTACCTGTTCTTCTGAACTCTCAGGGACATTTCCCAATTATCTACACTACCGAGTAGTTAGATAATCTGTCCCTGGTTTTGTCCCTGAACTCTCGGGTTTGTCCCTAGAACCTCTAAACCGCATGGTTGTGGGATTTCCTAGGGACATTCTCGGGTTTGTCCTTGTCCCTAGAGACACCTCAGGGACACAGGGACATTCTCGGGTTTGTCCCTCGGGGACAGGGACATTCCCGAAGTTGTCCCTCGGGTTTGTCCCTCGGGTTTGTCCTTGTCCCTGAAATGTCCCTGGCTATTTTTTAGGCAAAATTTGGTTGTTTTTCACCTCGAAATCACCATTATTTTTCACCCATCTTCTGATGGTTTTCTCACTAACTGACTTATCTTCTGTTGAGAAATATTCCACTACGTCGCTCAATTCTACCGGAGTTATTCCGTCAAATAATATTTGCATGGCTGTTGTGAATTTTTCGTCAGCAGTTTTCTTTTTCGATTCATTACCTTTTTTACTATCAAGGTTTTTCTTCCAGCTTGGTGCTGCATCTTCCAATTGAATATCAGCCAGCACTCCAGTAGTGTCCACTTCATGAACTGGATAGCTAAACCACATATTAACAGGGGCAAATTTGGCGAACTCACGAAGCGTTCCTTCAACACGCCACGCAGTGGCAATCTCGATAGCATGAACCGTAGCCTTGACCTCGTCAAGGTAAGGTTTCCGCTTCATAACATCAGGAATTGCTCTGTCAAAATGTTGTTGCATTTGATAGCGACTTTCCAAATCATCAAGACTGACATTCTGTTGGTAATAATCGTTAGCCTGTTCTTGCAAGGCTCTTTGATAGATCTTAGCTGTCGCTTTTTCCATTCTTGCGTTGATAATATCTTCGTTAAGGTCTAGCTCGACTAAATCAACCAGAGCGTCTGGGTCACGAGCAAACACTCCTGAGCCGCTAGCTCGGTCCATTGATTTCTTACCACCTTGAGAACCTTTTGAGTGGTGGTGACAGTAGATTACAGCGCACCCTAGCTCAGTAGCTACCTTATCGAATTGATTAGTGAAGTGTGCCATTTGATCCGCTGAGTTCTCGTCACCAGTCAGCACCTTATAGATAGGGTCAATAATCACCGCTTGGTAATTTTTTTTGAGTGAGCGTCGAATAAGCTTAGGTGCTAACTTGTCCATTGGCACAGTTTTTCCACGAAGGTTCCAGATGTCGATATTACCTACATTTGTAGGCGGTAAATCCATAGCATCGTAAACATCCTTAAAACGGTGAAGCGCTGACGGCCTATCCAGCTCTAAGTTTACATAGAGGATTTTGCCTTGCTCGCACTGCCAACCAAGCCATTTTTGACCTTCTGCGATAGCAATCGATAACTCGATGAGGGCGAATGACTTACCAGCTTTTGACGGGCCTGCAATCAGCATCTTATGACCTTGTCGCAACACACCATGGATAAGCTCTGGGGCTAAATCTGGAAGGTGGTCCCACTCGTCTGCTAGTGTTTCAGGATCAGGAAGGTCGTCGTTTAAATCTTCCACCCATTGATACCATTCTTCGTAGTTAGCTTTCCCAAGATTCGTATCAATCAAGAATTGCTTGTGGCCATTTCGGATAACTCCAGGCATACGAGAAAGTCGGCTTGGATTACGGTTTTGGGTGTCAATATCAAGCCCGTTTTTCTTACAAATCTGATAAATGTAATCGACTCGTTTTCGATATTCTTGGTAGTCTCTAGCATCTACTCGTACCACTGCGTGTAGCGACTTGTGTCCAGAGTGCACCAGTGTCGCAATAGGAAGCTCTAACTCTTTAAATAGAGCGTACTGTTTTCCGAGCTCCATGCTGTCTGATTCTACTAGAGCGTATCTGAAATCAGTGACGTTATCATTCTTGACGCCCTTCCCATCCAATGGGTTGAAACGAATCCAGGCACCAGCTTCTTCCTTATAATCTCCGAAAACTGCACCAATATCATCGCCATTGCTCTGAAGTTCTTTGATGAGCTCTCCGGCAGTCCTGTCGTAATTGCCTTGAGTTGGCTTATAGATTGGGCCGTTTTCTGTTTCAATCGGATAAGTTGAAGTGACATAACCAACAAGGTCGGTCATTTCAAACAACGTTTCGATGTATTTGACAAGGTCTTGGACTGGATGCCAATTAATCGGTTCTCGGATTTCCTTTGATTCGACCCAGTTCTTATCTACGATTTGATAATCACGGTCGATTGTAGAATCCCAGTCGAGCTCATAGCTTTTGCCTGATTTGTTCATTGGTTCCCAGCCGTTATCTTTTGCCATTTGCGTGATAGTTGCGCCAGTAACAGCACCCCCTCCGTCGTATTGGAAGGTATCCCATTTACTGAAACACTCACCTTTTTTATAACGACTATCTGATTGAGACCAAGTGTCCCAATCCATTGCTGTGTAACCCTCTTGTTTTAGGGCCATTCCTACGTTTACCCACTCTTGATAAGACAATGTAGAAGGATCAATATAATCTAAGAGTGGGATTAAATCAAAAGTACCTTCTGACATTTAATCTCCTTTATTCTGGCTGGTATGTAGCTGGAATGATTCCTTTTGGCATTCTCCAACCGCTAGCAGCAATTCGATTGATCAGATTGCTAGCATCTTCAAATTTCCACATTCCGACATTCCGGAAGCCACGGCCTTCGAGCAATCGTATTTGCTTAGGTGTGGTCAATCCACTGTTTTTGCGTTTGTTTAAACGGTCTAGTAGTTTGCCAGCTTTTCCAGCATTGCCGATTTCTTCGGTATAGATTCCGAATTTTTCAAGCGCTTCAAGCTGCTTTTCTGAAGGCGGAGCCATTTCCCAACCGAATGATGGGACATAGTCCGCTAAGTCTTCAGCTTGGATTGACATTTCAAACTGCAATGGATCCACAAGTTTACGTTTTTTCTTTCGCTGTTCTGCGAGTTGTTTAGCGAGAGCCTCTTCTCTCTCGGCGACAACATCTTTTCCAGCTTGTTCTTCGGCTTCCAACAGACTGAACTCAACCTCGGTATCTTCAGCCATGTTTTCGGTCATCTTTTTGGCAACTTCTGGACTACTAGCGATTAAGTGCGCCGGTCTACAAAGTTCGTGACGTTCAGTGTGCCATAGGAAATCAAGTAGTAATAGATTTTCCTTCCCTGGTGCAAGGCGTGTACCACGTCCCACCATTTGGCTATACAACGCACGGACTTTTGTCGGTCTCAACACAACCACGCAGTCTACTGTCGGACAATCCCAACCCTCCGTTAACAGCATCGAGTTACACAGGACGTTGTATTTATCCTTGTCGAAATCTTCTAGGATTTCAGCGCGATCCTTGGACTCTCCGTTCACCTCAGCAGCTCGAAAACCCTTCTCGTTTAGGATATCTCGGAATTTCTGCGATGTTTTCACTAGGGGCAAGAAAACGACTGTTTTCCTGTTTTTGCACTGCTTGACCATCTCATCCGCAATTTGTTCGAGATAAGGGTCCAGAGCTGTTCCGATTTCACTGGCTTTGAAATCTCCACCTTGTTGACTAACTGTTGACAGGTCGAGTTCAAGAGGGATTGTAATAGCTGTGATTTTCGATAGATACCCTGATTTAATAGCGTCAACCAAGGGGTACTCATAAGCCAAACTATCGAAATAGCTTCCTAAATTTCGCATATCACCACGATCTGGCGTGGCTGTGACACCTAAGACGTTAGCTTCTCCGAAATGCTCCAGCACACGCTGATAGCCGTCTGATATAGCGTGGTGAGCCTCGTCGATGACAATAGTATCGAAGTGGTTAGGTGGGAACTGGCTGAGTCGTTTCTCACGCTGCATGGTCTGTACTGAACCAACGACAACACGAAACCATGAGCCGATTGAAGTGTTTTCAGCTTTTTCTAGCGCCGTTCCTAATCCTGTAGCCGTCATTAATTTATCGCTGGCTTGTTCCAAAAGTTCTGAGCGATGAGCGAGAACGAGAACACGTTCTCCCATCTTGACACGGTCTTCTATAATTTTTGAAAAGACGATGGTCTTGCCACAGCCAGTGGGTAGGATAAGTAGCGTGCGCTTCCTGCCCTCCTTCCACTCTTGCTGTACTTTAGCCCTTGCCTCTTCTTGGTAAGGTCTAAGCTGCATTAGAATCCTCCGAATCCACCACCGTTAGGGGCTTGTTGAGGTTGTTGAGGTTGTTGAGGTTGTTGATACCCTTGATTTTGCTGAGGTGCCGCTTGGTAGCTAGGGGCTTGTTGTTGAGGACTTTGTTGTCCGCCACCTTGAGAAACATTGGCGTTCAATACTTTTGTCCAATCAACACTGTCGGCGTAGATCATTTGTTTAACGTCGTTATACACAACATCTTTGTATGTACGATTTCCGACACGGCACACTCCTGTTGAACCTACAACGGTATTCCAATTCATTTGAAGTGGTTCTCCGTGTTTCTTTTGCCCGATGGCTCCGAAGAATGCTGAGAGCATCCCTTCAGTAGAAGAGTGCAAGAATAGATTGTGTGTCATTGTTGCAAGACCTTCTTCAGTCTCAACTTGGATTGTGATGATCGCTTTGTTACATGCTGGTAGTTTCCCTGGATTCTGCGGATTCGGAGTGTGACGTCCGCGTTCGAAGTTTGTTACAGTGAAGACGTAATCGCCGGGAGTTAGCGTGATGAACTCCTTAGCATCTTCTTGAATAGTGTCGTCCCAGCCAAATTCGCGTTGAAAGTTATTGTTAAGTGTAGTCATTGTTTATATTCCTCCTAAAATTCCGATCCACGGATTTCTTTTACCATTTCAAAGACACGGTCCCAAGTAGCTACTAGAGCCCCGTCGATGAATGATTTGTCGTACATTGATATAGGTGTTTCAATAGGGTAGTAACCTTTAGAGGCCACAGCTTGTTGAAGTTCTTGTTCAGTGACCTGATTAGCAATCATTAAGTCACGAAGAGCTGGCTCGATGAACGGAGCAGGCTCTTGATAAGCTACACGTTCCACTGGCGCAGGGTTGATTGGCTCTTGTGGTTCTGGAGTTGGCGTTTGAGTTTGAATAGGCGCTTCTTCCACTGGCGCTGGAGTTGGTTCCTTAGGTGCCGGCGGTGGAGTCTGTACCTCTACTGGCTGCTCTGCAGTTTGGACATTATTGAAGATATGAGCAATTCCAGCATAGTCTAGCGGCAGTTTATTAGGCAGATTGTGACGATTCTTGGCATCCCATGCTGGGTGATGTTGTGTATACATGACACGTTGTCCACCTTGTGCCTTCGACTTCTTGGATTTTCCATCAGTCATTACGATTGTTTCGTAGTTACAGAATAGGACCATGTCGGCCCACTCTTTAACCAACGGAGCTGTCTGTGAGCTTGTTTTCTTCCCAAGTTTGAGCTCGTAACGGTCATAGCTTCCCATTTCATCCGGTTGAGTGAAGGTCTTAATTTGAGCGTGTGCAGTCAGTACAACATTAATTCCTAGATCAATCAGTTCGCTTAGACTATTTAGGAAGCGGCCAATTTCTTCGCGGACATAGGTATATCCATTACCCCATCCAAAATCTTCGATTCCCTTCTTTCCGTGCTGAGCACAAACGGATTCAACCGCTAACGACTCAGCCCAATCGATTGTATCGATTACCAGAGTCTTGCACGAGTCGGGATTTGCTTTGATGAAAGCAATCTCGTTCATTAACATGGTCCAGCTTGATGGCTTATCCAATCTTGCTACATCCATATTGTCTGTAGAGCCCTCTGTGTCGATAAACACAGGGTCTGGAAACTGAGCTGCAAAACTTGATTTTCCGATACCTTCAGGCCCGTAGATAACGACCTTTTGTGCTCTGGCTTTAATACCTCTTGTGATTTGCATTAAAATCCTCCTTGCCATGATGGCGTTTGTGGTGTTTCGGTTTCAGCTTCTGTTGTTGGCTGATGCGTCTTATTGTCGAGACTGTAGCCGTCTTCGATGATAATTGAGCATTCATCACCAGTCGACACTCTCGTTGCAATAGCTTGTAGGCCTTCATCCTCAAGCCATTTTCCAAATTGATCCAGTGTGATTTGGTCCATTTGTTCGAGCTTGTCGATTAAAACGAAGCCACAATCCGGTTTTAGTTTTCGGACGATTGCGGTCGCTACCATGAGTTGTTGAGAACCCGACATGTTATCCCATTCTTGACCGAGATAGAGAAGTTTGCCATCGTTGACAGATAGACCTTCGAGTGGTAGGTCAGCATTAGTTAACAGGTCACGCTTGTCTTTTCGAACAGTTTCGATTTCGCTAGATAACCTGTTGTATTCTTCACGTTGGACTCTAGCTTCTTCTTCAGCTTTTTCTTTGTCAAGATTAGCTCGAACCTTGAGATTGATTTGCTCGATATTAGCGATATTGCTTTCGATCTCTTCTGTAGATTCATCAATAAGATTAATCGTTAAGTCTGTAGCGATTTGAAGGTCGTTTTCAAGAGTTTCCAATTCTGCTTGAGCTGCCTTCAATTGTTCTGACAAGCGGTTAACTTCAGCAAGTTTGCCTTCGTAGGCAGTTTTAATTTGCTGAGCATTTTGACGTTTGCGAGCATTCTCTCCATTTTTTGCTAGCACTTCTTGCTGTTCTGCAATCAGGTCTGCAATGGAAATCAACTCTTTCGGTGCGTCTGGATAATAGGTCTGTTCTTTTGCGAACTTCTCCTTCTGGTCAGCAATAACACCGATGGCATGGCGCTGGTCATATAACTGCTTCTCTTTGATTTCTAATTCGGCTAATTGAGGACCAACCCCGATAATTTGCAAAAGGATGTCAGCTTTCTCTTTAGCTGTGCTATCCATAAATTTCGGGAGGTTGATGGCCAATTCCTCAACGAAACTATCAAGAAGTTGTTGACCGCCTTTATTACCATTCGGATCAATTACTTTCAGAGAACTATTCTTCCCTTTTCTCTCAACAATCAATCCATTCGACATGGTAATTTTAAGAGACGGAGGAACGACAGAACCTTCACGAGCTGCCTTGCTAGGTTTAAATCGATTTCCACCAAGTGCCCAAGCAATAGAATCTAACACGCTTGTTTTACCTTGGTTGTTATTTCCACCAATTACTGTGAGGCCGGTAGGTGATGGCTCAACCTTGACTGCTTTGATTCGTTTAACGTTTTCGATTTCTAACTTATTTATTGCGATGCTCATTCACTTAATCCTCTTTTTCATTGCGTTTCTTAAATCCAAGAGTTAGCCCAGTGATACCAGCTGCAATCACCACAAGACCTAATGTGCTAGCAATTCCTTCCTTCTCCCCAGTGTTAGGGAGAACACCACCGTAAACCGTTGTATTTGGTGCCTTATTTGGCTCAGAATCGTTTTTATACACGACCTCGGTAATTTCTACCTCTTTTGTCTTCGGAGCGTCTACGGGCTTGTTAGGTACCTTTTTAGGCTCCACTGGTTTTTCCGGTGTTGGTTCCTCTGGAATATGCAACTCTGGCAAATCCAAGATAGGGGCATCATTCGGAACCACTCCACCCTTGAATGGTGGGAGTTCACGCTCTTCCGGAATGCCGGGGATTCCGCCCTCAAATTCTGGGATGTCAACTTTTGGAGCTTCACGGGGGATTTCAAAAGTTGGCTCTGGTTTGTTCTCACCGCTTGCATCACCTTTACCCCCGACAAGCTGAATTTTTTGATATGCAACAGAACCATCATTCTCAGCCTTTAACTCAATCTTGTTTGTTGGGTTAGTAGAGTCCTTAACCGCATTTGTTAGTTTTGTCTTGTAGTAAAGATAAATCATGCGGTCTAGTCTATCCAATCTGATTTCAAAACCATGCTCAGATTTTGAAATAGACTTAACTAAGTCCATAGCTGAACCCTTATCAACCCACGGATCTACACTTTCAATGTTCTTAATTTCAAAGTAGTTATCAACTAACTTTTGATTATCGCTCATGGTATCAATGATTTTGACATAGTTGAGCACTTTCTTAGCATAGTTCACACGAGCTGTCCAATTAATCACAGTAGGGTCTTCTTTGTCTTGGAATCCCCATTTAGCAATTAATTCATCATTGCCAATTACTTGCTCTGAACCAATATTAGCTGTTACCACAGTACCGTTGAAGTTAACATTTACTGGCTTGCCAGATACAACTTTATCTGTCCAACTTGCATCTAGCTTAAGACTCATGCTCTTATTTAGAGGGTGTGTCTTAAAGTAGTCATTGAATACAGTAGTCACCTTGTTAGAAGTTGCGTCTGCTGTAGCTTTACCAACTACAGCTTTATCAGGATTGTGGACGTCAAACTCATAGGAAGTTTGAAATTTTACTTCTTCGGGCAAGTCAAAAGTAACTTTGTCTCCCTCGTTAACTGGCACATCGTCTGGAATTTGAATATCTTTGTATTCAACTTCAAACGGGCTATACTTTCCGTTACCATTCGGGAAAGTAACCTCAACATTTGGATTCTCAACGTTGATAGTGTCGCCCGATTTAGTCACTGTAGTAGGTGCTGCTGGGGTTTCAGCTACTGGTTGAGCTACTTCTGTAGTTGTTGCTGGTGCTTCTGCCACTGGAGCACTTTCGACTGTCGCTGGTGTTTCCGCTACGGGTGCCACTGTTTCGCTAGGTGTCACCGTAATATTCCCAGCATTATCGGCAGTGTAGACATTAGCGGCAGTTGGTTGTGTTTCAGCTACTGGTTGAGCAACCTCGTCCGCTGATACTTGACCAGCTCCAATCAATAGAGCTGTAGCTAGTGCTAGCGTTCCACAAAGGCCATAGGCTTTTGATTTAGTGAATCCAGTTTTTGCGATTGTTTGAGTGTTGAAAGATTTCATGGTATACTCCTTGTATAGATGTTATTTCTTGCATGGGCCCTAACCCATGCTTTTTTTAGTGCCTTCAACGTGCACCCATAGACCACTGCTTCGTAAATATGTTTTTTAGAAAGATAAGTGTGGGGTATGTGTGGAAAAAAGTAAATTATAATTTGGGGTATTAAAGTATAAGTTACACTCCGCAGTGGCCTGTGGCTACACGCTGAAAGATTGACAATATTATTTTTTTAGATATTTTTGTTTTAAGCGTTCGCTCTTTTCTTCAGGCGTTTCCACCCACTCAAAGAACGGCTCTGGTTGTTTAGTTTTTTTCTTGGAAAATAGTTTTCTTAGTAGCTTCATGAGTTACCCCACTAATTGATCTAATGGCAATCCGTGGTCAGCGTTAAACTCACGTACCTTTTCATCAATCATGCGATGCGGTCTTACCTCGAAGACTTCTACTTCATTTTCTTTCTTGCTCCAAATCCAGTTGATAAGTTTTTTCATTGTTATTTCCTTTCTTTCCCTAGCCGCACTAGAGAACTAGTGAGGACTGTGTTTTTAATTTCATATATATTTAAGGAGACAATTATGAATATCAAATCGTTTTCGTTGCTGCTTACTTCAACGGTAGTTAATAGGTATCGCTTTATTTCTCCTCACTAGCCCACTTCTGCGGCCAGGGATGTTTTTCTAGATGTCCAAGATGTTGTTCGTTCTACATGTAGCGATGAAATCGATTGCTACGTCTTGAAATAAATCTTTACATTTGCTATCTGATGTGTCTGGTTTGCTGCAGACATCACTGTACATCAGGCATTTTGTGTCGATATCATCAAGCTCGTCTTTTGCTTTTTTTGAGACATCCATCGTCTGATTGATGTAGAGGATTAACTCCGTAATGTTGTCGAGAGCAGGGATGCCACCTTCCATCTTGTGGAAGTCTTTGTCGAATTGGATAGCGCAGGCTACCAATCTCTTAATGCAATATTTATTCGCCATGCTTGTGCTCCTTTTAGGCAATCTCTTGCCGGTGTGTTATTTGAACCTGTTTCTAGTTTTCCACTCAATGAAGGACTTGAAACCTTCATAGTTGATGAAAACCAGTTTGTGTGTTGGGTTTAATACGTAGTCTCGAAAGTCTTTGTTGTCCCTCATTTCTCGGATTAGGTTCTTTGCCATCGACTTCCCTAGACCTTCCCACCGTTGCATAAGGTGGTCATAGTCTCCCCACTCAGCCGTTTCATTAACTCCGACTGGTTTGTAGGTTATTTCCATTGGTAGTCCTTTCTGTTTCTAACCTCCATTTCTGCTATAATATAGTCGGAAAGGAGGATAACTATGGTTGCTTGTCACATTATGATTAATGGTCATGTTGAACCTGCGCCAATGACATTGCCCGCTATTCCTACTATCGGTTCTGTCATTGCTAAGTCAGCAGACCATAAATCTGAGCATTACTTGGTGAAATGCGTTGAGTATGTCAATGGACATGATACTGTCAATCTACATGTTCAACCATTTCCTAACCAAATCAGTGCTGTCAACGCTGTTGATGGTTTCAGGAATGGCAGATAACTCTACAATCTTGACCCAGTAGCTATCTAGCACTTTCTTATCAACGTAGACCGCTTGTTCGCATAAACCGATGTGTCCATCAATGACCATCGCTCTACGGACAAGTAGGTCTTTTTCTGTTTCCAGTTCAATACGTCCAGCAATATTGCCAGAGATTTCAAGGTACTTGTATGGCTCTTTCATCTTTGCTCCTTTCATAATTTTAATTATTTAGTTCAAGTTCTTGAACTTTATAGTTAAAAAAATATTCAACTATCTCATCTTGTGAGATTTCTAATAGTTCAACCGCTTTTACAATTTCGTCTTGTTTCCACTTCGCTTTTCCGTTGATCTTGAATGAAAACCTTGAGGGAGTTAAGCCGATAGCTTTTGCAAAAGCTTCTTGCGTCCCGTATTTTTCTTTAATACGACCCTTTAATTTAGCGTAGTTAAATCTCATTGAGTTCTCCTTTCTAAGTTCAATCTCTTGAACTTTATGGTTTTATTTTAATCCTTCTCTTTTTATTTGTCAACAGTTTTGTTCAATTTTTTGAACTTTTTTTTATTTTTTCTTGAACTTTTGTATTTTCTACTATATAATGAATCCATAAAGGAAAAAGGTAAAGAATATGAAAAATACTACTGCTACACGCTTGCAACAAGTGATGAACGAACGAAATTTAAAGCAAGTTGACGTAATTTCCCTTTCGAAAGTGCATCAAAAGGAATTGGGAGTAAAACTTGGAAAGAGTGCTTTGTCTCAATACATCAATGGAAAATCAACACCAGACCAAGAAAAGTTAGTGCTACTTGCTAGAACATTGGGGGTATCTGAAGCATGGCTCATGGGGTACGATGTCCCTATGACAAAAGAACAACCACAACCCACCACCGCCCACGATATCGATGAAATCATAGCAAACGCTATGATGTTCGACGGCAAACCTCTGACCGAGGAAGATAAACGTGCCATTCGTGGCATAATTGCCGGCTATATGAGTAGTAAGGAGAACTGATAGTTATGGAGGAAGAATTGCTTGAGCAGTTCAATGTCTCTATCTGTGAGTTTAGTTCGCACGAGTGGCCCAGAAACGGCTTTATCGACCCTGTTAACCGTGTGGTCTACATCAATAGGGATTTAGCACCAGAAATACGTTTGAAGGTCATTTTACATGAATTGGGCCACCTAGAGCAGAATTCTAAAGACTATGAGCGTCTAAGAGAGAAATATGAAACTCAAGCAAATAGGATTATGATCCATGAGTTGCTAAAAAATGAAGATCTTGATGATTTTAATTACTTACGCTTCATGGAAAAATATAATCTCACCACGATTTGCGATGAGACTTTTGTAAAAAATGAATATTTAAAACTAAAGGAGATTGAAAAATGTTGAGTAAATGGAAGAATTTGAAACGCTGGCAAAAGTGGGCAGTTGTTCTTGTCTGCTTGGCTGTGCTTGGGAAGGTGTTTGAAATAACCGGGCTTGCACCGAAAACGAAGACAGAACCAGTCAAGACAGTCCAAACGGCTTCGTCTTCTTCAAAGGCAAAACCTAAAGCTAGCAAGCCGTCTAGCAGTGCCAAAACGTCAAGCTCAAAGAGCGAGGAAAAAGCTTCAAAAGAATCAAGTTCAGAATCAAGTTCAGAATCAAGTTCAGAATCAAGCTCGTCGGAAGATAAGCTAAAAGATATTACCGAGGGTCAAATGGGTAGCTTTATCGACTACTTCAAGCAGGATTTGACTGACAAAGGTCTGGATATTAGTACATATAGTTTTTACAATCGTAGCACTATTTTATATATGACTGTGCCTAATGAGTATAAAACATATAGCAAAGCTGACCTGCAGAATTTTGCTGATGGAATGCTTGCCAAAGAACATGAAGCCTTCAATGTTTGGGCTGCAATCAACAATGTAAATTATGAACGTTATCCGATGTTTCACATTAAAACGGATGACGGGAACGCTCTAGCTAGCCAAAAACTTAACGGCTCAATGGAAGTTAAAGTAAAATAAGACAATAAAAAAGCCCTATAATCTCCCTCGCCAAAGTTAGATTATAGAGCTTATGCACCACAGAAAAAACCGTGTAAACTGAGAGCAGTCTTACAAGTCTTTTTCTGTACCCATTTTACCAAAATCAAGGAGATATGACAATGTGGGTAGAAGAATTACCAAACGGAAAATATAAATATTTCGAAAGATACAAGGACACTTACACTGAGAAATGGAAGCGAGTGTCTGTAACTCTATCCAGTGGGTCAAATCGAGCAAAGAAAGAAGCTCAACGCTTATTGGATGATAAGATAACCCAGAAAATAGAATCATCAAGCACTACTAATGTATCGTTCCATAGTGCCTTCAACGAATGGTGGGAATTTCACCAAAAACAGATTAAGTTAAGCTCAATCAAGAGCCTTGCAGCATCCGTTAAGAGAATATCTGACGCTATCGAACAAGGAACAATCCTATCCAATATCAATGTCCGACTTATCCAATCCCTGCTAGACACTGAAGAATGGACAGATTCCCAGAAATATCGTGCCAAGACCGTGTTAAATACATTCTTCGATTACGCTATTGATCAACAACTTATAACTGAAAACCCCTCACGAAAGGCACGACTCCCAAAGAAAAAGAATAAACTTGAGAAACAACAAGCTGCTAAGAATAAATATTTAGAACCGGACGAATACAGTCGCTTATTGAAAGAACTCTATCGGAAAGATATAACACTGAGATACGCACTAGCGTGTGAGTTTATGCTCCTAAACGGTTGCCGTATTGGTGAACTGGCTGGGCTGACTGTTTCAGATTGCCACAAAGAGACACGTTCTTTAGATATACACACCTCTTTCAACAGATACATTCCAGAAAACGAAGGGACAAAAACAGTCGCTAGTTACCGAACTACATACCTCACTAATCGAGAAATGGAAATCATTGACCAGATACTAGAGTTGAAAGAGTTAAGCGAAACAACCAATCCAGATTGGTATCATAGCGATAAAATCTTCACGACTAACACTGGCAAGCCTATCCATAGCACAATCCTAAGTGCATCACTCCAACGAGCTAACACCAGACTGGAAACACCTATCGACAAGCATCTATCCCCTCACATCTTCAGACACACCACAATAAGCATACTAGCTGAAAACAATGTGCCACTCAAAACCATCATGGATAGGGTTGGTCATGCCGATTCGGAAGTCACTACTAGCATCTATACTCATGTCACACGAAACATGAAAGACCAAGCAGTCAATATTTTGGATAATATCATCACGAATAATCTTGCCCCCTCCTTGCCCCCTGAGTAGAAAAAAAGAACCCTAGGTTAAACCTAGAGTCCTCAGAAACGTTGTTAAATCAACGTTTTATTTTTTCAAGTTGTAGAATGATTTCAAACCACGGTATTCTGCAACTTCACCAAGTTGGTCTTCGATACGAAGCAATTGGT